TTACGTCGCTGCATCATAGGATATTATTTTTTTGTAGCAAAAGTAAGGAGGGAAAATGAACTGTAGAAGATGTACTTACTTAGGCGCTTACACTGATCTTTTCCACATCGAAACCTTGTCCTTCCAGGTCATCGCGATGGACGGACGTGATGGGAAAATACCCGGCGTTCAGCTCCCGGATAAATTGTCTTTCCTCTTCTGTCGGTTCAGGTAAGTTGTTGAAATATTCCCTGAGCCGTTGATAAAGTTCTCTTACCATAATTATATTCCTGTTTTTAATCTAATATCCACCAGTAGAGGACCAGTAGTTCCGGTCCATGATTTTTTCAAGTTCGAGGTCGGAACGCTCTTTCCAGAGGTCGAAGTCGTCAAGCAGCTCCGTTCCGTCCTCCAGAGAAAGCACCGTATCCTCATTGTCAGACAGATAGTCTTGTATGTCATATCCGGACGGATAACGGTTTTCCCGGATGATTTCTTCTGCAGTTTCCTTGTCCATTCGGTTTCCATTTTTTCAGTTCGCCGGTATTGTGACCGGATTCATTTGTTTTGTCTTTTCCCTGTAAAACCTGTCGATGGCAAGGAAGTAGTCCTCCGCATCCCAATCAGTGCCCGCATGTCCAGTCTCGAATTCCTCCGCCCACCGGACGATTTCGGCATTGACGGCACGGGAGTCCCTGTCCTCCCACAGGTTGTCCGCCCCGGCATTGTAGGCAAGGTCCACGACAGCCTCCTGCAACTTGTTGTAGCCGTTACACTCCCTGCCGTTGGAACGCAGCCATAAGTCCACGTCGACGGCATCCTCTTCCGTCGTCCCATTGTGCAGGCACAGGCACTGCCCGTTGCCGTTATGGCATACGAGGACCGGCCGTTTGGTGTCGGGACATATCCGTACCAGCAGTTCATTAACGGCAAGTGTTTCCGTATCACGCCCATTGAGCATTGCAGGAAGTGCCTGGCTGACCAGGTTCAGGATTTCCTGTTCCTCCTTTGTCCCGGACGGCTTGGAAACCAACAGGTTCTGTATGCTTTTAAGAAGATTGAAGATCATAGTCAGCAGTCGTTATGTTCTTTCCAGATTTTACGCTTCTCGTCGTAGCCCTTGTTTTCCCACCATTCATTGCAGGTTTCGGCAAACCCCTGATGGTTGTCTCCGGCCGGACACTTGTCCTGACGGCAACCCGTGATCTGTTCCATTTGATTTTCGTCCAACGAGTCCCACCATTCCTCCATGCGTTCTTTGAACTCTTTTAAAGTACAGAATGGCTGATGGTCCTCGCATTCGTTGCACCAGTTGTCATAGCGGTCTATCCCCGTGCTACCGATGAATGTACGGGCATTCGGATCCACCCATGCCTGGGTCTGTATATTGTCTGAACCGCACTCCTCGCATACGACAATCCCGTCGTCATTGACATCAGCAGAGATGAACCCGTGTTCTTCCAGCCAGTGGGCAATCTCAAGCAGCCCCTCGGTCTGTACCTGTCCGATGGGCTCATCGAAATCCTCGCCGGCTTCGCCGTTGAGCGTACAGAGCAGTTTGCCGTTCCCGTCGATGAAAAGTTCATAAACGGTCGCACTTTCATAACCGCCGTATCCGTAAAAAGCGGAATTGTGGACCACCACTATCGGGGAGGTTTCATACTCCGGTGATTCCACCTCCCGGTAATGTACGCCGCAGTTGCGGTAGAACGTGCCGATGATGTTGTTCTCCTTCTTTACGGCGTCGCGGATTTTCTCCATAAGTGATCTTCTGATGGAGATGATACTGAGGTGCGCATAATCCTTACGGAGACGTCTGTACACTTCCTGCTCGAAGTTGCCTCGAACAGAGTCGAAAGGGGATACGCCGGCGTTCTCCCGGATATATTTGTCCTCGTTGAAGTTGTAGCGCCGGCAGACAATGTCCTTGACGCGGCGGAATTCCTCCCCGGCAAATTTGAGGATACTGTTCTCGCCTAGCGAAGTCGGAAAATAGCAGCGGGGCATATGCACTGTCATTTCACGGTAAAGTGTGTCATCGTCTTCCGGAAAGGTTCTGTCTGTTTCCGGCTTTGTGTTTTTTTTCTGTTCCATATTGTTTGTTTTTTATCTGTAGTTGAACAATTTCCGGTTTGCCGCCCGTTGCATAGCGGTCACCATATTCTTATATCATAATCTTTAAAATAGTATTCCAACTCTTTTAATCCTTCCAAAGAGTGCAGCTCGTTCTTTCCGGTCACTTCGATGTCGACGGATACTGCATTTTCATCTTTGATGTTTACTTTGGCATTGTCAAACACGCATCTTACATATTCTTCAATGCGTGAGGCAGGCAGGTCGTTTTTTACAATATTAAGTACCATATTATTTATTGTTCATTAAATGTCTGTTACGTTCATAAATCGGGCACCGCTTGCGGTATCTGCATTCGCCCCGGGCCGCGTCGGTATGCGCCCGGTGCCATTCATCCCAGCTCTTCACTCCATTGTCTGTAAGGAATATGATCAGTTGCATGCAGCAGAAACCGCGTTCCTCTCGTTTCCGGTCATGAAGGTTGGCCAGCCCGTTATCTTTAGGTTTCATACAGGTTTGATGTTACGGCAGGTTTGCTCGAAACGCCTTCATGGCATATCATTAAAACCATGAGACATGCACATAGGCATCGCTTTGGTCACTGCCGTTGATTAGACAATCAAGTACTTCGATAAATTTTTCCCGGTCCATCCCGGCCTTTGCCAGGCAGGAATAAAATTCTTCGGCATTCTGCCGGAAGGTTTCATCCTGTTCTGAGATATGTTTTCTTAGCTGCTGCAGACCCGAACGGGCTATTCCGAAGTCATCGGTATAGGCGTCTTCTGCGGAGTTATCAACTTCGAACATTGTCAGGATATCATAAAAGATATCCTGACCGTCCCCGCCATACATACCCGGATATTTGTATTCGATTTGCCAGACTCTGGCTACATGTAGTTTTCTGTCCATTATCTTTTCATTTTTCGGATTTGTTATCTTATGCAGTGCAGCATCGATTCGATACCACGGATGCTTTCCTCGTTCTCTTTCAGTTTGTAATAGTAGGCGTTCGCTTCGTTGTAGTCTTCCCGTGCCTTGCGCAACCTGCATTCCTTGGCATCACGGACCTGTTCATAGGACAAGTCATAACCGATAAATTCGTCCATAAAGTGGGAAACCGTACGCCCGTAATAGTGGTCCGTGCGGGTTTCCACCGCAGTACGGATGATGTCGTCGCACCGCCTGCCGAGTGTCCGGAGCACGTCGCTGATATGCCGGTCATGGTACTCGTAACCGAAGAAACGGATATACCACTCGTGTTCCTGCCGGTTTGTCTTCCCCGCGTAATACTCGTACCATCGGGCGTCGCACTTGGTGTGCCTCTGGGTAACCTTGAATATGGCGTACTCTTCACCGATCCATGTAAAACGTGAGAGTATCTTGCTCGCTTCTTCCTCATAGTAGCTATCCCGCCAATTCAATTCTTCGGTCTGGCTGAGCGGGAGGAATGACTGTTTGGTGATCCACTGCCCGAAACCTTTGCGTGTTACATGCGGAAGCCCTTTCACGACCTTGTCCCATGCCTTGTCGCATGCCTCGTCCAGTGAAGGGAAACTTTCGGGAAAGCGTTCCCTGTCCGTTCCGTCTCGCAATACCTCGTTCCAATCCTTGTCGCAGACAATGAGGGTGAGGTCCTTCCTCACATGGCAGTCGCGTTCGCAATAGCCGTAGGGAGCATCGCAGAGCGTGTACCACTCCTTCGGTCCATAACCGTCGTCACGTCCCAGATAGCGTCTGGGCTTACCCTTCTCTGTCTGTATCTCCCACACTTCCGTGCAGTTTCCGCAGTCGATATGGTGCAGGCGTACCTTAATTTCCTTATAATCCCGTTTTTCTTCCATGTCATTCATTTTTAGTATGGCCTGTCTTTTTCTTTTCGAGAATCCGGTAGATTTCTTCAAGGTCATGCTCGTTGTCTATCGGTTGCCCGTATTCCGTATCCACGATGACTACCCCGGCATTGGCCAGGTGACATCCTGCTATCGTCTTGTCATAGTCGCTCCATTCAGGATCGATTTCTGTTACCGTGTCAAATTCAAGTCCGTATGATGTCTTCATTGTATTTCCAGTTATTATGCGTATTTTTCTATTTTATGCTGCTGCTTTATTCTGCCCGTCAATAATATGCCTGCATTCGGCTTCCAATTCTTTCAGACATTCCGTACCATAGAATCCCCAACAACTGTCCAGTTCATTGTCATCGTCACTTTCCGGCATGATGCGATACCCGAAAACTTCCCCGGTATAGTAGTTGTCAAGGGTACTGATTTCGTCTTGCAGGTATCCCTCGATCCGCTTCCTGCGTTTCGCGGTGATGTTCTTCCACCCGTATTCCCGGCGTACCTTGTCCAACGGCACCGCGATGATTCCGAAAAATCCGGAATCCCACGGGCAGCTGAACGGCGAGGTGGAGATTGTAATGCCGCCATGGTCGTAGAGGTAGACCGGCAGGGCGATATATTCCTTCAGGAACGATTCCCGGAAATTTCCGATATGCCCTTCAAAAACCTTGTCGATATCGAAGTGGTCATCGAACTCCTTCTCCGGGCGGTAGCGACGATGTGCCGTATAAAGCGTACCGAGATTGTCATACGCTTCATGCGGGCTTCGGGCGTCATCATCATAATAGATGTTGATGCGGTACCCGTTATATTTGATTTGATTATATAGGTTCATTTGCCTGGGTATTATGTCTTGTTACAAAGTCTTACAAATTGTTCCGTAATCTCGTCCCGCTCGAACTCGTCGCAGTTCAGGTCGAAGAATATGCCCGAAGCCGCGAGCATGTCACGGGCTTCCCCGTAGGTGAGGTCGTTCCTGTGACTGTATCTGTCCACCATGTCCCGATGTTCGGCTTCCGCCCGGTCGTGCAGCCTCATTTTATACTGCCTGTACCATGCGGGGAACTGTTCCTTGGAAACCATGTGTTCCAGCTGCAAGTCCCGGTATCTGCCCGGTGCCAGCAGGATGTGGCTGTCAATGTAGGACTTCGCCTCGGCTATGATCCCTTCCCTGGTGAAGGGACGGTGGGAGCGGGCCGTGAAATGCACCCATCCGTCATGCAGCGGGTGTTCGATTTCAATCTGCACACCCTGCCTCCTGACATGTACCACGATATAGGCGGTCTGACCGGGGAACATATCGTCCTTGAGGCTCACTTCCCGGCAGGCCGGCGGGTCAACATGGATGTAGTGGTCCTGCCTTGCGCCCCCGAGGAACCTTTCAAGCTGCCGCATCGACTGGCAGTAGATGAATGTCCCCACGCGGCACTGGCCTCGGCGGATGTCGCCGTAATAGTACTTTCTTGCCCTTGCTCCGGTAATGCGGGACTCGTCCGATGCCTCGAAATAGCTCCGGTAGGTATCGTCCGTACGGCAGAAATCATATATTTCCTGAAAAGTCCTTGTTTTCATTTGTTACTCCTTTTTATGTATTGTCTTCTTCCGGCGGGGGAAATTCCCCCGTCCTGTAAAATATCTCCCCGAGACGGTCAGCCTGTTCTGCCAGACCTCTCTTCCGGACAGCCGACACGGCATCGCATGCGGCCTTCTCGTACATGCCCAGCAGCATCGCCTCGGGCAGGCGTTTCGTCCGCCACACCTCCTGTGCGGTGGCGAGCATCTCCACCTCGCAGCCCAGATGGGCGGCTGTGAGGATAATGACGGCATTGCCGATAAAGTTCGGTACGCGTTCTTCCTGTTGTTCTCCTTTCATTGTTCCATTCTTTTAATCCGGTTCAAACTCGTCCTCATGGACTTCGATCTCCTTTCCGCTCTCACAGATGCGTGCCAGCCAGGTGTATTGGAGCTGTTCCACCAGCTCTATGCGGCGATAGCCCTTGTAGGGCACTTTCAATGTTGCAATGTCTCCCGGTTTCATGTCAGGCAGGTATTTCAAACTGGACATGGAAATGGAACTCGCTTATTAGGCTGCAGATATGCGGTACTGATTTAGGATCCTCCCCGTAAGGGTAGAAGATGGTCCGGCAACGTGTCAGGCATCGGATACCCTGTTTTCGTAACCGGTGCAGCAGGTAGGCCCTGCGTCGTAGTTGTTTCTTGCTCATCGTAAAAAGGATTATGTCGTTTTGATTAGAATAGCGGTGTGGTCGTCAAACAGGGGCATCTCTTTACGTTTTCGATGTAATGCCTCCATTGAAAGATGCTCATCTTGTGTTAACAGGGATGAGCATCATTTCAATGGAGGGAGTACTGATTTATTCTGACCCGCCACACCGTGCCGCCTACCGGGCGGATGGAGATGACGTCCTATTTTTTACGCCATGCCGCCATCTTCTTTTTGATGTTGATATTGTTGTCCGCCAGCATTTTTTTCAGGACTGCCAGCAACCGCCATCCTTCTCCGTTTTTATACTCTTCCGCCTTGGCTGATAGGAACGCCAGTGACTGGTACTTGTCCAGCCTGCGCCCCGAGTCATCAATGGCCGTGCAGCCATGGAAATGGATCAGGTTCTGCATGGTAAAGAACGCCCCGGCGCCCTTATAAGCGTCCATCCATGCCTTGCTTTGAGGAGTGCTCCATGGCAGCCAGATACGGCGGTCATTGAACTGTCTGACCGCGTTGTAAAGCTGTGTGGCGTCCAGCGCGTGCCTGATGTGGGTTATCGCGATGGAAAGCGGGTAGTACAGTTTGGATTGCAGGTCCTCCACGAAAATATTACGGCCGTGTACACGCTTGTAGGGAACTCCCTTGCATTTTCTTGTTTCCAGGTTGCCCACGTGTTTTTTCAGCGCGCTGACATAGTCGCTCGCGATGGCCAAAACCACGTCACGGTTGAACCAGCGGTTTCTCTCGGCAAAACCCGTGATGTCCTTGTGTTCCATCTTCATCTGGGCGTGCAGCTCGTTCAAGAGCATTTTCCACTGGTAATCATAGCCTTTCCGGTGAATCATCTCACTCACCCCTGCCGGCTCTTTTTCACGGTAATGCGTGTATGACATCATATGGAACATTTGTGCCATGACCCTCCGGCGGAAGAGTCGGTTGTTGGGAACGGTACCCTGTGCCATGATGCTGCTGAATATCGGGTCGTTGTCATCCAGGATGGTAAGTTTCCCGTCCTTGTTGGAGGCAACGTACTCGCCGCCCTCGGCTCCCTGCATGGCGAACAGGCAGCTCACGTCCACACCGGCGTCTCGGAGCGCCTCGATACGCTCCCGCGCCCCTTTGGGAAGTCCGGCGGGGGGATTATGGCCGGGCACCGCCGGATAGACCGTGCCCAAACCCGAATTCTTGCCGATAACAGTACCCGTGGCGGTAAATTCCTTGTCCGCGATGGCGAATTCCGTGCCGCATCCGGGACACAGGATTTTTGTCTCTTGTTTCTTTCTGCTCATTGTGAATTTGTTAATAGTTGATTACTTCCGGGCTCCACCCATTCTCTGAGTATCACCAGGTCCTTGTCTTTTTCGCTTTGCCAGAACCATTTGCCCATCGTTTCGGGATTCCATGTGAACCCGCCCATAATCCGGCAGAGGATATAGAATTCCAGCTCGAATTGCGCGGTGTCCCGGTGTTGCCCGTACAGCATGTCCCCGTCCTCGAGGTCACTTTCGGGCAATGCCATGAAATACCGGCGGGACTTGCTCTGGCTGCGCTCCGATGGTATCGAATGTTTATAGCGGCGGTACAGCTCCTCCACATCCGTGAAAAAATCCCCGCAGCCGTACTCCGGCAACCACGGAGCGCCATCATGCCTGCCGTTCCGTATCATGTGTCTCCCGTTTACTTTTAAACTTCTGGACTGGAAATCAATCCGGAAATTTGCGCCGTTCTCTATGGCGGTGACGGTTTCTCGGTAAATATCTTCCATTTTCTCACCTGTTTACAATTAATGGCACTCAAACCCCTGGCGCGTATCTTTATAGCCCTGATAAATACAGTAGGACTTCGGTCCTGAACCAGGTAGTTGCCTGGCTCAGGACCAAGCTTGAATACTGTATCTTGAATTTGGGTCCCTCGTGCATATGCGGTCGCGCTACCTTCTGTTCAGGGGGGCTCATCCGGACGGCACATCCCTTTAAAAACCTGATACGGGCCGCGAGTACGGCTGGACCCTGTGTCATCTGTCGTGTTAGCAGGAGATGACAAAGGTTCCAGCCGCGTAAATCGCGGCTCTGTTGAAATCCCGGCCTTGCCCCCTTTGTCCTGTGCTGTTCTTTTTGCGGTTCCCGGAATGCCGGCACGTTCCTTTACAGGTCCGATGTCTGCTGTGGCGGAAGCCGGAATGGCGCCGTCGTATGACGTTAGGGATACGACGGCGCGATACGGGCTTATCGGGGACAGCGGGCTGAATCCATTCCCCCGAACCGCACGTTCCCGTGCTGGAAAAGACTGAAAGTTCTCATAATACCGGCACATGGCTTTATGCTTCCGATGTATCCCGCGTATGGGTCTTCTGCGGAGTCCGAAGGCGACGGTCAGCCGCCTTCAGACTCGGAAAGAAGACGTCGGTACGCGGGATGCCCAAACCTATTCCTTGAACTTTCCCGGTGTGCTCCGGTAACGGGTGCGGGACAGACGGCACATGACTCTAATTTCCCGATACATTACAGGCGCAGCCAGAATCAAGGTGGGATTAACCGGCTGTTAGACCGGTTAATTCCTATATGGATTCTGGTTATAAGCCTGTAACGTTGAATAACCTGCCCGTTCACCCGTTCTGCCGTGTGCCCGGCATGCCCTATAACGATGCTACCAGCGTATTGTACACCGCCCGGCTCGTCAATAAGGCGCCGCGCATGCATCCTATGGTCAGGTAGCCCGGAATGATTCCCGGGGTCTTGCCCCGGTTCGCCTTCACGTTGCGCCCTTTGCCCCGGACAATGCAGCCGTCCTGCCCGGTACTGACATATCCCAGGCCGCCTACCTTCCGCTTGCCCGTACTTACGGCCCGGAGGCAGTCCATCACGAACTTGTTCAGTTCGTCAAGGTCCCTGCGGACATTGCATACCGGAAGCACCAGGGTCGCCCAGCTGAACTCACCGTTGCCCTTATACAGGTAGCGGTTGACGGCATTTACCGCTTTTGCCAGGGTCGTGCGGGGATTACGGACCGTGCGAAGTTCAATCTCTTTCTGGAAGGTCTTGATACGGCTTGCCGAAGGGGAGATCATGTCCCCCTTGATGCTGAACCCGAGAAACTTGAACCAGCGGTCGGACATCAGGTATTCCACCTTCTTCGGGTTGAGTTTCATGCCTTTCTCACCGAGCCTTTGTTCCAGCACTTGCATTGCTTTCCCGTAGTCTTTCCCGATGAACAGCATGTCGTCCGAGTATCGGATGTAGTAGCCCGTCATTCCTGACAGTTCCCCGTCAAGATCGTGGAGCAGCACGTCGGCCAGCCAGCTTGCCACGGCACATCCCTGCTTGAGGGACTGGTACTTGGCTTGAAGGCGGTTGTCTTCATCGAAGTAAAGATCGTTGTGGTAGTACTTCCTGAGCACGTCAATTAAGGAGGAGCGTCCGTGTCTGGCCTCGACCTTGTCGAACGCCTCGTCAATGTACCGTATCGGCACACTATCGAAATATTTGCTCAGATCCGACTTCCAGCCCAGAATGCCGCCGCCTCTCGTTTCCGCTATCCGGCGGCTGGCCTCGGTGACTACGCTGCCACAGCCGATACCGCTCTGGTAGGACTTGCACGAGGGGTGTACCATTTCCGGCATGAGCTCAAAGAGCAGGTCGTTGGCGATGCCCAGCACTACCCGGTCAACGGGCTCGTTGATGTATACCGTACGGAACTCGCCGTTTTCCTTCGGTATCTGCGCGGTATGCGGGGGAGCGATTTCGTATTTCCCCTGTATCATGGCATCGGCCATGGCCATACGGGTATGCTCGTCGGTCAGCCGGATAAGCTGGTCTTTCCGGATGTCTTTCAGCACTCCTTTCTCAATGGCCTTTTTCCACCGGCCGATGTCGAAGAACATTTGTAATATCTTGTCTGACATGGTTCGTCTGTTTTTTATTATTTTTCCTGACAATACCGTTCAAAGCGTTGGAGGTTATAACTTTCTGTCTGCAGGTTCTCCCAGCAGTCCCGGATAAACTCCTCCCGTACCCCAGCTTTTGCCTGCGGGAATTCTTCCTCCAGCACTCTTCGGGCAAATTCTTTCCAGTTCCTGTTTTCTGCCAGTTCCTTGCGGATTTCAGGCAACAGCCGTTCGTATTCTTCTACCGTTCCGCACAAGGACAGCAGGTCGTCATTTGAGAGGTACTCTTCCGCGTCGTGGATTTTTCCGGCCTCGTCGGTAGGGATGAGGATTTTTCCTTCCGCAGTCAGCTCTACCGATACGGCACTGCTGCAGGCTGCAAAACCGTACTTGTCGTATATGGTCACCGAACAGGGATAGAATCCCTTCCCGTCCAGCAGGTCACCGGCCGGATCACCCGTCGGAAGGATGAAGCGGACTTTCCGCCCGTATTTTTGCCCAAGGTATTCCTTGAGCAGGCGCATAAGTTTTTCACGGATAGCGGCCATATATTCTTTGCCGGCATCTTTTTCCTTGACAAGTCTCAGCAGGATGTCGTCCGGCATGGGAATGCCGGTATCCGATATGCCGTTTTCTTGCGTTTTACTCGGTTCTTTTTTCATTTTCAATTGTCTTTATCTGTGTATATCGTATCATTTCCCAGTTTCATCCCCTTTCTACAAATGCGGTGAGGCCTTCTTGCGGGAGGAGAAACTCCTTTTCCTGTTCACAGTAATAATAAATACCTTCGTCGATCCTTTCTGCGGCTTTTGAAACGGGTGCGCCGCTCCTGCGTCCGATGAGCTTCCTCTGCAATGCGGTGACCGATACGGTTGTTTCCATTTCCTGTTCCGTCCCCCGGAACAGTGTCAGCTTCCTTATGGGGTACTCCTTTCCCTGCCACTCAATGACGTCGAGCAGGCTTCCCTCTTCGGGATATACCCTGCAGAATGCAGCGTGCACGCTTGCCGACGCCTTGCCACAAAGCAGGCATATCTGTTCTCCCAGGCCCAGACAGCTGTTTCTGATCACCGCTTCGAGCAGGTCCGTGCCTGCCCCGTTGTCTGCTGCCTGTGTGAGAGCCTCCCAGTATCCCCTGCCGAAGTGGCTTATGAAGGGCACGAGCTGCGAGACCCTGACCGTCTTTTCCGACCCGCATCCCGATTGCAGCGCCTCTATTCCGGCTGATACCAGCTGTACCCTTGTGTCGCCCTGCACGGGAGGATATACGGGGCAGCACACCTGCATGGTTTCCATCAGGTCTTCGCTTTCGTTGTACCAGCGTACCTGTTCCCCGAATCTTATGAAATCATATCTGTCCATTTTTCTTTGTTTTCATTATTCTGTTGTTGTTTACAATTCTTCCGGTTCCCCATCGTTGATACTCCGGTAGAAACGGTCTCCGTCCGCCCATTTCTTGGCGGCGATAGCCAGCCCGAACGCTTCCTCTATGGAAAGTCCGTCAGCAGGAAGGGCATCAAGGAGTTCTCCCATGCATACGTCGTTCTCGCCATACTCTTCCTGCACCTTCCTGAGTGTCATTCTGCCTTTGTCCGTCTTTTTGCGGCGCAAAAGCATCTGTTGTATCCAATTTATCATGCGGTTCTTTTATTAAAGGAAATTCTTGGCATAACTGCGGGCTTCATTGAAAGTGTTGAAACCGATTCCACTCACGCAAGAGATTGCCCAGTATCTCAATTTCCTGCTTTCGGCACGGGCAAGATAGATTTGCCCGATACAAACCCCGTCTTTGAGGATGCCATGCCATTTGTCTTTTTTTATCCGTATCATGTTCCGGCATTCATTTGTCCATTTTCCAAAATCCGTAATCGGAGCCGTTACCGGGGTGGGCACCGAAATAGTAATCCTCCGGGGAGCAGCAGTCAAGCGTGTCGAACAGCGATTCCTGCAATCCGGCTGCGTCATCGCTGTTCCACCATTCAGCATCCTTGTCTTCCATGACATGGGCGGGGACGGCATTCATCATCTGCACGTACTCCGGTGTGTCACGGATAACATCCATGAACACCGGGATCAGGTCTTGCGCACGCATCGTGCTATGGGAAATGCTCTCGCCGGGGATGGCATGAATCCGGTTCTGTGTCCTCTCGTCTATGAACATGCCCTTTTAGATGAATGGAAGTCCGGTATCCTGTAACATGGGGGCCAGCATCCGGCACATTTCGTAAGAAGCCTCATTGCGCCCGTCGATACGGCGCGGGTCACGCTCCGCCATGGCGAGAATTCCGGCTTTTACAGTTCGGAAGAATGTCTGTTCCAGTGTCTTGTGGAAATAAGGAAGAGCCTGGGCGAAACGTTCGGACTTGAATCCCAAATCGTTCATGGCGTATTCCAGCTGTTTGGCCGCCTTGTACTCGCGGCTGTTCTCCAGGCTTTCCGGAATATCACCGAACTGTGCGGCCCGGAGCTGGCGTTCCAGTTCGATGACCGCCACCGAAAGCAACAGCTTGATGGCTTCCGGGTTGCCGATACCGTGTCTCTGCCCGTCAGCGGTATGAAATTCGATCAGGTTTACACTGTCATTCTCTTGTAATTCTTTGTAGCGCGCGAGGATTTCGCTGAGCGCTTTTGCTTTTTCTTTATCCATAATTTTTATCTGATTTGATTGTTGTTGCATATGAGTACATTGCCGACGATAAAGTCTTTTGAAGAAGGAAAACGGGAATGGAATTCCCTGTCCGCCCTGGCATTGTAGGGCATGCCCAAAAGTTTCCCTTCCTCGTTCACGACCATCGTCGTCTTTTCGTCCAGTTCTACCAGTTCGATATTTCCGCCGACTATCGCTTGCATCTCCTTCAACGTGAAGTCGGTGCCGTTTGCGGGACATATTTCCTGGCGTGTCCCGTCTGTTCTGATGATTTGTGTCATTGTCGTTCAGGATTATGTTCTTTACAGGATTCGACATGATATTTTCTTTCAGCAAGGAGCCGTTTGTATTTTTCCGGGCTTTCCTCCTTACGTACCGTCGTAGGATTTCCACAGGCAAAATGTTCCACCATCACGCAACCGCAGGAGTGGGTGATCTTGATGGAAGTAGTGAGGTTTTCTATCTTTGCATCATCCTTGGGCACGGCATCACTTTCGATGATGCGCAGTTTGTCGAGCGTATCCATGGTTATCCTCCCTGCTTTTCCCTGCACCATGCGTGAAATCGTTTCACGGTGCGCAGTTGGTTAATGATATGGCCAAAAAGCTCGCGTGAATAGACGTGGTAATGGAACACGGCCGAATACTCACGCACGTTGCCGTGAAAGTCCACATAGGAACGGTCCGGAGCGAAGTCGAACAAGTCGCCCTGGACTTCCAGCGTGTATTTGTTCTGCCGCAGCCAGTCGAAGAACTCGAAGAGGTCCTTCTTTTGGGAGTAGAAAGTGCAGTATTCATAATCGTTCCCGCGCAGGTTCCGCAGCAATGCCGCCAGTTCATTCCGATTACTGCGATCGTAGAATTCAACCCCCGTCCGTGTGGCGAGATTCCGGAAGAACCGCTTTTTCCCGTCCAGTATGAACGAGTACGGGATATAGGCCACGTCCGACCGATACCATGCCATGTAGCGCACCTCCGGCGTGCCCTTGACGAGAGTGGGACGGCGGTTCAGCCTCTCCGCATGTTCCCTGATCTGGCGGGAGAGTTTCCCGTCGGAAAGACGTATGGAACGTTCCGCCATGAAGAACCGCTCCTGCGAGCGGAAGCAGAACGGATATAGGTCACCATAGTAAGGTTCCCCGACAAAGAACCATCCGCTACCCATACGCGCCGGGGGCAAGCATTCCAACAGGTCGTAGTAGCGTTCCTCCGTAATTTCACGGAAGGGCTTGCATAGTGCCTGGGTATAACGTTTCACAAGCTGTGTCATGCGTCCCGGTGATACGGCGGCCAGGTGCGGGTTCTTCTCCCTTTCGCGCAGTGCTTCCAGCGTCTCGCCGCCGTAGTCGCTGTGCATGTCATCCGACATCGACGTGAGGCATGTCCCGTCGAAATAACGTGAATCTATGATGTATTTCATGATGCCGGTATGTTAGAAGTCGATACGCAATACGTGCCGTGCGGCGGATTCTGCCGCCAGTGTCAGTTGCCGCTGCCATGCCTGGTGGCTCGGCGCCCATTTGAATGCGGTCTTTTTCAACAGTGTCCGGGTCTGTTCGTCCGGTTTCCCGTCGAAAAGTATCTGCAGTCGGTTCTCCCCGTAATTCCATACCAGTCTGCCGCCGTCAAACGGTATTTCACGGTTCTCACGGCCGGCCTGTTCCTACTGTTTCTCCCGCACCTTGCGGGCAATCTCGGGGTATTTGAAGATGGAATGACGCTCCGTGACGACGGGTTTCCCGCCCTTGCCGTTCCACTCGCGGAGGCGGGCGACGGCACGGTCGATTATTTCGACATTGCCATGGTTGGCATATGTGGAGAGCCGTCCGGCAAGATTGCCGACGAAAAGGGAGCGGCTATAACCGCGTAATGTGCCCGTATCAATGCCACGGATGGTGGCGGCCGTGTCGTCGATGTCAGCTTTGACCCTCTGCCATTCCTCTTCGGCACGCTGTTCTTCGGGCTTGGCGGCTTCGAGGGCACGTTCGCGCCACTCTCTGAATGCCGTAACGCTCTTGTTGTGGCTGTTGCAGGCCTTTTCGTTACGGGCGGTGTTAAATCTCCCAGGTCCCGTGATCATCGCACTGGCACAGCGGCTGTTGGCGGCAATCATTGCCGAGAAATAGCGTTTGTAGTTTTCCATGTAACGTTCCCGCTGCTGTTCGGGCATAGACTGCAAATCCTCGTGCAGTTCCTTTTCGTGCGAGGCGATGTCCGTTTCACCCCGCTCTTCGGGTGAGAACGAGGTGAGGTTATAGGAGTCGCACGCCCGGCGGAAGTAGTCTTCCAAATAACCCGGATGCGCCACTTCCACAACCTCCCAGTCCTTGAAATTCGCCGGGGCGAGGATTTCTTCCCCACCCGGATTCCCGACAAGGTGGGAATAGCTGCAATACCCGTGTCTCTTTCCCCTGAAAAGAAACGCCACCGGCTCGCTTTCCGGGGCATCCACACGCCGCACCATGGTCACACGGTGGGCATTTTCCTTTGTCAATAATGTTGTTTCCATACCTTTCTTCTTGATTATTTGATTGTTTCCGATTTTTATTGTTGCTTTATCCGAGCAGCATGGCCCATTACGGAGGCGAGCCCCACCTCGATACCTATCTGGTATCCGCCCTCGATGGTCGATTCCAAATCCGCCTCGCTTTCGATCAGGGATTCCGAATCATCGGCATAAAGCCTGTACAGGGCAAAGACATCCGCCTCCCATAGCTTCCGGGCATTTTCCGCCGGTACAAGCAGCCACACGAAACCGTCTTCACGGGTTACCTTGACGGCGGCTTCGCCATGGCGCAGGGGCCTCCGTTCCCTGATGTCCAGTGCCGCCGTCCACACAATATACATCAGAGCGTCGTGGCGGCTTTTAACATCGGGGGAATCACACAGGCGGCTGACCGCGTCTTTGAGGGTCCGGAAAGAGTCCGCCATGAACTGCTCCACGACATACGGTTTCCCGGCAATGGCGGAACAGGCTTCGTCTGCCCTGCCTGATTCCGGCACGGCCTGAATATCCTCCTCTTCAAGGAAGATTTCACGGTGCAGGCAGTCCATGTAGTAATATGATTTCATTCCGGTTGTTCTTTAGGGGTGAAAGTGATTCTTGTATGTCCGTCATAACCGAACTTGACCTGCAGCCCAAAGGCTTCGGCATCGCTCGATATGGCACAGATATCCCAGATACTGAGTTCCGCACCACAGGTTATGACGGTATTGTCTTCTGAAATCTGCGGTGACTTGTCTTTCAATGCGGCTCCGCCGCAGATTCCGCGCAGGATTACACCACACCGGTGGGTGGATAAGTTGTTTGTTCCCATGGTTCTCCTGTTTGTTTTTCCGTTATTTTTGCCATTTTTTTTTCTCCTGTTTGTAAAAGCATAGGGGCATTCCGCCCCCATGGTTGTTATTAATTCATATTATTTTGTACTGACTGTCTGTGGCGCCTGTTCCACAAGGGTGTACCGAAGTGCCGGCTTCCCGTTTCGGAATATGGTAAACGAGTTGCCTTGTACCTGCACGTCCTTTGCTTTTGGCCACCAGAGCCACGAGAGTTTCCCACCGCTGAGGAAAGCCACGGCATTGCCCTGTACTTTGCCGACCTCACGTACGCCCATATCCTCGTTGCCTCCGGACAGCCTGACGCAGTGCCAGTTGGAACCGAGTTCCATTTTTCTTTTTACATCTGCTAATGTTCTCATGTGATTATGTCTTGTTTTGATTATTGCATTATACCGCATGTATCCGGCATTTCCGGTTGCAACTTCTGAGATTGTCGGCATATGGCACCGGGTATGACCTGTTCATCCAGTCAGGAAACCCTTCACGGAAGCAGTGTTCCGGAGTCGGGTATTCTTTGCGCAAACGTTTCCTGTGGCGTCTTTTTGTCCTGTTTTCGACGGCATGGGGAACTTTGGGTATCCGTGGCGTATGCCATTTCCCGCCGGAATAAGTTGCGACATATTCCTGTTGCGGTTCGTCATTCTTGTAGCTGCACACCATGACAGCCGGTTTTTCGCTGAGTATCCCGGCATCGGCAAGCCCGCTGAGTGTACCTTTGGCAGCCTTGAAATTTACAAAGCAGCCCAGACTCATGGTACGGTCTGTGGAGAATATCTCTACCATGTTGAAATATATTATAAGTTATCTGTTTCCGGTGTTTCCTTTTACCTCACGTTCCAAACTGGGGATAACAGCGGGACGTAGCTCACCCAGTGAAGGGTGATTTGAAGGCAGCCCTGCTGCACTACGTCAACCGTGTTATGTCGGGGGTGGGAACGGCATCTCACGACGCAAAGAAGTAAATTGTGGAAGTTAAATTGGAAGTGTGGGTGTACGGGAATCGAACCCGTTTTCAGCCAAGACCTGAAGCACCCGTGAATTTAATCCGGCATCTCCCTGTAAAACGGGAGTTATGCTGATGGCGGCATTTTGACCGCAAGTGTTTGTCCGGATGTGCCACGCTGTATAACAATGGCGGTGATACGGCAAATAGCAACATCTTTACTCTCACAAACCACTTTGTTGCAGGATATACCATTGGCATACAGTGATATGTAGACAGTTGGACGGAAAAAGCCCGCAAAGTCGGCACACTGCCATACAATGCGGGCATGTTACCTGCAATTCACCGGAAATTCCAATGAATCAGGCGGCAGTTTTCATATCAGTGGAAGGTTGTTGTCCTGCCGCCTGTTCGGAAACAGCTCCGGCGGTTGTTTCAGCGGTTATTTCAGCAGGCTGTTCTTGGGACTGTCCGGCAGCCGGTTGTTCGGTTGCTTTGTTTCTGCCTGCGTTTCTGCCTTTGCCCTTGCTTTTGGCGCCCGCCTGTTCCGCCACGGTTCCGGCAGTCGTTTCTACGGTCACTGCTGCCGGGACTTCGGCAGGTTGTGGTACCGGTTGTTCCGCTTCTCTTGGCAGCGCCATACGGAAACCAAGCGCATCAAAGGACGCTTTTGCGGCGGCGTGGATAGCTTTCTTGTAGTCACGTGCCGTGCGTTCAAAGTCCTTTTTGGTCGGTACAAGACCGATTTTTGCCCATACGGACTCTTCCAACTCGAAGCGTTTCACCGTTTCACCCTTTTCGGTGCGGAAGATGACGGCACACGGAGTTGTGGCACGGAGTTTCGAGCGGATGCCGTCGTTCGCCTCACGCAATTTGATTTCTTCGGCTTTGACAGCCCAGAAAGTCATCACCACATTTTTCCATACACGGAAAATTTCATCCTGCGTCTTGTCTTTCGGTTCATAATCCGCACCGAAGAACTGTTGGGCGGTTTCTTTTTCATTGCCGTCACGGTCTGTACTTTTGTACACAAGGATCACGCCTTTCAACCCGTTCACCAAATTTACAAACTCTTCTGAATTTAATCTGCTTGTTGCCATAATGATAAAGTATTAGTTACTACGCAAAAGTGCGTATTGCGGGCACTTCCGGAATCGAACCGGAAATCTCACATTGCTGCGAAATGTGGCAGCCATTGCCACGTGCCCATAACCCGCCCATGTATTTCACCCTACATGCGCGGGTTTTAATTCATTTCCGCAACTTTCTTAACGTGCCCTATAGTTTGCTCGCAAAAAAAATACTATATTTGCAATGTTAAATGACAAATACCTGTAACTTCGCATCATGGCAAACGCTCGCTTACTCCAATTTCGACAAGACGTTTCTTTGGCACGTCCCGGATCTTTTCCAATCCGGCAGATAACTTTAAGGTGAGGCATTTAGGCGTTTTGCCGAGCCGGGTATTGCGCATAGCATTGGCATATACATTTACCGGCGTCCCCTATACGGATAGTTTTTACCGTTACCGTGCATTTTATTCCGAGCGCACTGGGCGCAATTATGGCATTATTCTTACACGTCCTTTTTCATACAACTTGCACTCCCAAATTTGCGTGCTTTGTGTATGCGGTCTAAAAACACGTTTTTAGCCGTTCCAACTTGCTACATTGGTTTGTAGTCTTGCTCGGTGTGGTTATTTAACACCCTATTTAATCGCTCCAAAGCGAACAAGCGAATTTTTGATTTTCCAAGCCTCAAAAATAGGTTTCCCACAAAAAAGGCTTTTTGTTTCTCGCTCTTGGCGGTTTGGTCTGTCTGTTTCTTAAATCTTTTTTTTTACTATCTATTTTTTTATTCGTTTTTCTCCGTACTTGTTTGCCGTTTGTTTGGCTTTCGAGTACATGACTATTATAAAACCGTTTTTCAGAACTGCAAAACTTTTTGAGAAATTTTTTTTTGATTGTTTCAAAAACAACCCTTTTGCGAATATGGAACGCACGCACGCGAGGAAGGTTTATAAGTAATTGAATATCAATCAAATAGAAAAAGTGATTTTCTTTGAAAAAAATTTTTTCCTTTGCAAAAATCAAAAAAGCCCCGTTTCAATGTATGTATAAAATCAAAATTTGTTTTGTTTATTGATTATCAGACTATTATCTACTTAAAACGGATAAAATAGGACTGAAAAGTTTTTTTTCGCTTTCAATTTGTAAGTAAAGATAATAAAAAAGACGTTTTTAGGCTTACTTTATACAAAAGTAAACCTAATAAATTATTGATATTCAACGGTGTAATAAAAATAAAAAGATTGGGGAGGATGTGCCCACGGGTGCGGATTCGGTCTCTGTCCTCGGGCCGTTTTTTCAAGTCCGGTTTTCCAAAACGGCTCAGAATGCGGCTTTCGGATTGAAACTGTAAGCAGGTATCAAAAAATATACAGTAAAGTGCTTGTGTTTATCATGGTTGTTTAATGTGCCGGTATTCACCATGTCTCATATTTTTAAGATATTCTCACTTGCGGATGCCTGTCCTTTCAATTTTCACGGATATACAGACTTTCTGCACGATTTCCGGATTCCGGCTTGAAGCCGATTTTCAGGTACGCTGAAAATGAATCCATAAATATACAGTTGAACATCCGTCAGCCGGCAGACATTTCATATGTCCGCACGGCAGAAGGTCGGAACCGGATATTCTGTGATTCAGCGTATTCCGGTATATCTGCAAAAATCGAACAATCCTCGCGGTGTTTTGTTTCTCAATCGTATGGATATACAAAGAAAAGTAGCATGTATGAATTTAGACTTATTTGTACGGTTTTTGCAATTTTATATAGGAAGCCGAAGAAATGAAGTCCATGAATCCGTCTTTTTGGTGAATTATATGTATATTTGCCATAATGTATCCACTTATGTATGAAGTATGGCATTTTGCTGTTACAGAGAGTATCTGGATAAAGAATCAAAAGAATGGAACCATATCATAAGAAGAAAATCGGGAATATTCCGAAAGACAGCGCGGGTGGGGCATCCATACGCAAAGGAATGGTCGTCTTCAACGGTGGAACATCGGAAACCGGACTTGTAGGAGATGTCACGGGGAATTGCGTGTCGGTTCCGGTAAGGATGACCGCAGGCAGGAAACTCGTTACCGATGATGCAGTCATGCTTCTGAACGATTGTCGGGAAGCGAGTCCAGAGCAGAAGATCGCCCTTCAGAGCCTGCTGAACGAGCGCCACCTTGCATGGGACAGACGTCGCGGGCTGTGTTCGGAATCTTTCTATGTACCCAAAGACGGGCAGCTGGTAAAACTCAGCATCCTGGATGAGCATGTAATACTGGGGGCTTTCAAGGGAATCGACGAAAAAGGGCGTGTCGTGTTGTATTGCCTGCTGGACGAAGACGAGAGCTTGCGCTACTCCCTGCATGAAACGATCGGGTACGCGGGGAATCTCCAGATATTGCCTATCGGAACCAGTGGCCGTGGCAGGTTTTCCGACGCCCTACGCCAGAAAGGTCTTGCATGGAACGGGCGGCTGAAGGAACTCGAACGGCTGGCAACGCGTGTCAGACGGGGCGACAAGTACTATTATATGGATGACACACTGGAAATCCGTGAATGCAGGGACAACAACAGGCCGACAGACAGGAAGCGGTTGGAGTGCGGGAACTATTTCATGGAGCGCAGGGATGCCGAACTGGTGCGTGAGTGCGTGCGTTCCGTCGTCAGGCTGAACCGCGACAAGGATGCCCGACTGTAACAGGATGACGGTATAAGTTTTTCATTCTGTTTTATTTTTTCCTTTCTTTTATCTGGGAAGGAAGTGGTCTTTTAATCCTCATTTCATCCGTTTTCAACACTTTTTAATTCAAAAAAAACAGACGGCGTGCCGTCTGTCATAATCTGTTTCTTTTTTGGTATCTTTTTTCTTTGCTTCAAAGAAAAAAGTACATCTTTCTTCTTTCATCTTGTATAATACTACTTATAGTATTGTTGTTACATTTGTAATACCCTTCGTGTCAGATATTCGGTACATTTGTACCACTTTAAAGAGAAAGATGTGGTGAATTTCGTCTTTTTTTCATCTTGGCGGATATAAAAAAACAGACGGCATCATTGATGAACTGCCGTCTGTTTTTTTTAATAGTAACGTTCCGTGGACAGATACGCTCAAACTTTTCGGTGTCTCTCTTTCCATTGGCTGACCTCTTCGTCAGAGACAGATGCCACGGTCCTTTTTTCCACATCGAACATCCGATGACAGAATGCCTTGGTACAAAAAGGATTTCCAAGTTCCGCCAATATCCCTACAAGCCGGTCGTAGGAATCCATGTGCCACAGATAATCGTACATTCCGCTGACCGGCACTCGTTCAAGCAATCCCATACGCGTTGTCTTTTCCACGCACTTGTCGAAAATCCGCGAACCCATCTCCATGTTCTCCATGTAGTACCGCTTGCTGCGCAGGGTGTCGTAACCTTTTTCACGCAGGCGTGTACGGTCTGCCATGTACAGCATGAAGATGACTTCTTCCGGAGTGAACGCGCCGACCAGCCCGGTGAAGCATTTCATGAACGGTATCACGTGTTGCCTTCTGTCGTCATTCCCTTTCATGGCCGTTTTCGTGTTCGTCCGTCCGTAATGTTTCCGTTTCCCCGTCATCCTTAATCGACGGATTGACATAGAACTGGCATATCCTGCCGTTTATCATCGGCTTGTACACGGTGTAGCCCAGTTTTTTGGCATAACGCCCCACGGATGCGCGGTTGGCGAACTTGCCGGTATGTTCCGTCAGGTGTTCGGACATCTCCCCGACGGTCATTCTGCTTTTCAGTTTCATATCATTCGCATTTAGATGTTTTTCCTGGTTAAGGATAGTCATAACCAATGCGAATTGTTTGCAAATGGTATGAATTAATAAGAGGCGGTTCCATGAAATCGGCAAAGGAGGAATCAACTGGTTATACTGATGCTTCATTCATGAAACCGTCCCTTATCTATTCTTCCATCATCCGGACAATCTCCCGTATCGTGTCGTAGTTCCGCTCGTCCAGCCATTCCCTGGCCACGTTCCACGAGAGCGACTTTCCGAACTTCAGATTCTCCATGGTGATGGTATGGTACGACAGCCTGCCCTCCGTGGGCTTGAGCCCTGCCGCGTGCAGTTCGCACAGCCCGTCCTGAAAGAACGTGCATCCGCCTGCTTCCTGCTTCGCCTGCACCATCGGTACGGTGTACGGGATTTTTCCCAATAATAAACCTACCGCCCACCGTGTGGGTGCCAGACGCTCCCGGTATCCCGCCTTCAACAACCGGAGGATGTCTTCCGGCGTACCGAGACACGGTGTATGGCATTGCTGCCTGCACAAACGGCAATGGCACTCTACCGGCCGTCTTCCTGTCTTGCGGATGATCCGCTGTAATGCCGTTTCCATCGCTATGCATCCGGTGAGCGGTATTCGGGATTCTTCTTGCGCCACAGTTCTATGATACACTCCCGTCCGGCCTGTGTCCATCGTTTGGTGGAGCCGAAAGTATATACCTTGCCCCGGCTGTTCTCCCACGTGTAAGGCACATCGCATTGCCAGGCCCGGCAGGAAGGAAAGACCACCCACTGCCGCTTCTCGTACTTGCATATACCCTCTTCAGCGAGGAACTGGTGCAGCTGTCGGGGAGATATGCCGAGTTCGTCCGCGATGCGCGTGCTCTTGAACCAGTCCCTGTTTTCGATAAACTCCTCGTAGAATACGATTTTCGGCAGGGATTCCCTCACCACCTTCCGCAGTTCCAGGATCAGCCTTGTCGCCGATTCCATATCCTGCGGCATGGGACAATCCATGCACGGCATGCCGGGTGCCGCCTGTCCGGGGCGTCCGTGTACGACCGGCTTCCCGCGTTTCACGGAGAGTTTTCCGATAGCCTCGCCCAACCATTCCGCCAAAAGCATGTCCGGGGCAATCCATCTGGCCAATGGTATGACAAGCGGTGATTCCAACCAGGTCGCGCCGTGTCCCCGCCCCCGTGTGGTGAAGACTTGCGACTCGTATTTCCCGGTACGTCCGTTCCCGGCCATTTCCCTGCGGAGCATATCCGTGGAAGCGATGCGGAGCCATTCGGACGGAATTCTCCCGAAGCGCATCGTAATTTGCGTGGCATTGACCATCAGCTTGTCACCGATACGCCGGAACGTGACGGGGAACCCTTCCTCGAAGTGCAGGACGATGTCGTCCTGGGGGACGGCGTGCAGCTCCCCGGCTTCCAGCTCCAGAAGCTTGTTGCCCCACACCTCCAGCTCATCGAGCAGGTCACGGGGTATGATAGTCTCCTTGCGGACCAGTTGTAAAAGCCGGCGCATATCGATGGGGCGGAAACCCCACTGTTCCTTGCCGTTTTTCCGGAAACTGATTTTCAATGCCGTCGGGCAGACACGGGCGATGGCTCCGTTTTCAAGCAGTTCGCCCCGTTTGAGTATATCGCAGATGTCCACGGCACAGATGTGGATCTGGCCGTTATGGTTCCGGGAAACCCTTATGTTCCAGTCCCGGAACGGAATATTCCTATTCTCCCTCATAGGTATTTCCTCCTTTCTTTTGGTTATCAGACTTACGTTTGTTTTCAAGCAAGGCTCTTTTGTGAGCCATCTTACGCACCGGATAGTACGTGCGTTTCTCGCCACAAAGGGCGTCATAATCTTTCAGCATCAGTGTGCCGAGGTCGGCCAGCTCGATTTCCACATCCGGATGCAGATGCCTGAAATAGAGTCCTCCGCTGCATACATACTTGCCCGTACAACAGAATGAAATGGCCTGCAAGTTACCTTTTGTCAGCTCCGCCGCGCTGTGTAGCGAGCGCGTGACGGCTACAAGAACCTGTGCCCCGTTGAAGATGAGCACCATCTTGGGTCTTTTAAATGTGCTACGTCTCATGTTGTTCTAAAATTTGTGTTAATTCCTCCTTTGTAAATCTAAGACCGGCAGCCTGTACCAACCAAGTGTCTGAAACAGTAAATCCACCGGACAGCAGTTCGGACATGCGCTCCAGAAGATAGATGCCGAACGCGGGATCGATGTAAACGACAAATAATAGAGCCAGACATTCATCAATTAACAGGTGTCCCGACGCCTCGTCACGGATGACCATCTTTTCCCTGTCTATTCCGTAGGCGTCTGCCGACGCCATTATCCAGTGATGGAAAGCGACACGGAAATCACGGACATTGTGCCGGCGTGCATCTCCTTTGGCCTGGATGAAGCGTGTCGCGTCGAAATAGACCGGTCCGTCTTCCCGTAACGTTCCGAAAAGCAGATCGGGGAACTCCCTGTACCGGATTATCCGGCAGGGAATCTTTTCTTCTTTCATGTTCTCTTTTTCATTTCATTTTTGGATTTGTATCTAACGTGGTGCAAAGATATATCTTTTTAAAATGAAATAAGCTATAAATATATACATAAATTACACTTTTAATAATTTATTATTTATTGATAATAAGATATTTAAGTGATAATACAATCCGAAATATCTATATATTTAGGTTGCTTATTTCGGTTTGTAAATCAAACGTTAAGAGCCCCGTTCTCCATATATTCTTTTGGTCGTAAAAACCTCTTTTCGGGATTATCTCTACTCTTTGAACAAGAAACAAGAAAATTATGGCTACATCGGACAAATCATTTAACGGGGAACTCTTGGAGAGTATTTTTAAGACCTCCAAAAAGACAATTCAGGAGTATGTCCGCGAAATCGAGCGCAACAACCGCTACCGTTCATGCCGTCAGGATACCGGCTCGGGATATATTCTCGATGACCGCGCCCGGCTCATTGACCTGTATGAAGCCTGCCTGCAACAGGACGCTCATATACGTTCCGTTGTCGAGACACTGGAAAGCCAGATTCTCGGCGACCGCTATATGCTTGCCCGTGTAAACGAAAAGGGAAAATACATCAAGGACGTGGCGAACTCCCTGAAGATACAGGGTTCGCAGTTCGACAAGATAATCAAGGGCATAGTGGAATCCAAGCTCTACGGGTACACCCTGCTTGAAATCATGCCGCATACTGACCCCAGAACGGGCAGGCTGGCGGAAGTCAACATCATCGAACGGCGTAATGTGTTGCCGGACCAGAAAACGGTACTGAAGCGGCAGGGACTGTGGGAGCCGCATTGGGATTTACATGACCCGGCATATTACCGTTGTTATGTACTGGTAAACTCCGGCGACTTGGGACTTTTTTCCGCCACGACCCCTTTGATACTGGCCAAGAAATTCACGGTGGCCAACTATGTGAACTTTTCCCATACTTACGGACAGCCGATTATCCACGGAAAGACGGTCAGCGAGAGCAACGCCGACCGCAAGAGGCTGGCTAACGAGATAGCCAACGCGGCACAGAACAAGGTGGTGGTTACCGGCATTGAGGACGAGGTCGATATCAAGACATTCACCATGTCCAACTCGGAAAAGATATATACCGGGCTTATCGAGTTTGTGAACAAGGAAGTTGCCAACCTCGTGCTCGGCTCCGAGTCGATGGCCGGAGGGATGCAGTCGTACGTGGGTTCCACGAAAGCACACCAGGACATTTTCCGCGACCGTATCGAAGTCTACCGTCGGTATATCGAAAACGTCATGAACGAGGAGATAATCCCCCGCCTGGTGGCTATCGGGTATATCCCCGGAGGATTGGAGTTCCGGTATTCGAACCGGATAGAGATGAGCAACGAGGACCGCATCAAGCTCTATTCGCTGATCACGGACAAATATGAAGTGGCGGCCGATGAGATCGAGAAAGAGTTCGGTATCAATGTGGGCCGGCAGCTCAATGTTATCCCGAGATTAGGTTTCGGAGCCGAAGGCGGCTCATCCGGTCTCAGCCACAACGACCGGGGCATCATGTCGGACGAGGAGTATTTCCGGCGTTACGGACGCCCCCGGGGGGCGAAGGTCGGAAATTTTCTGCGGGGAGCGGAATAGAAGCCTGCCTTCCGCTCCCGGACAACGCTCCGTTCAGGGCTGTCAGGGCATCTGCAACCACGGAATCCGATACAGGAAAGGAGTATCGTGTCATTTTCGATGCATTCCGCAGGCTGATCCTCTATTGGGAGAACAGTGCGGAACGTCTCGACATTATAGAGGACATCATCACCCTGCGTGCCTCTTTCCTCATAGACCGTGCGCTGACAGGTCTGCGAATCGACATGGACCGCGCATTGGAGATACTGAGAAATCACAACTCCTTTACAACAGAGAGGGAACGGCAGCAGCGTGACATCCTGATTGCAGCCATAGACAACCTGGTGGATTTTGCTGCGGCAGAGGAGTATGCCATGCTCGGGGAACTGCCCGATACGGCGGATGAACAGGACATGGAGGCATACGAAAAGATATGCCGCAGGTACAATCTCGTCCATGCGGAGGAAGAGAACAGCCAGGTATTCTTCGCGGCCTCGATGGCCGCATGGTGGATGGCGGTGAATATGGACAGCGTCCTGACCTACATGACACAAGGTGACGAACGGGTACGTGCCTGGCATCTTTCATTGGAAGGGCTTTCCTTCCGCAAGTCGGAGTTTCCTCCGGAGCTGATACCGCCGATCGAATGGGGATGCCGCTGCTTTCTGGTCACGGAAGGGTTCGCCGCTGTCCGGGCGGCTTTGCCGGATAAGGGAGGCTATCTGGAAAAGGTGGATCCGGTCTTCCGGGAGAGCCTGGCTACAGGCGGGCGTATCTTTTCCGATGCACACCGCTATTTCTCCGTCCCGCTTCCGGGTTACATGAATGATATTGTGAAACGCATTAAAGGGAAATTCGCCTATGCCCAAGATAACGCTTGATGAGTTCTGCAGCCACTGGGTAAGCAGGACCAGTACGCGCGTCATGGCCAGCCGGCTGGAGTTCAATGTATTCGATTTCGCAACGGCTGCCGGTGACTATACCAGGCAGCAGTTCGTGTCCTCATTCGCTTCGGGGGGATTCAACGGCGGCAAATGGGCACCTCGTACCTCCAAATGGGGAAAGAGGTTCACCCATCCGGCCATGAACGATACGGGGACTCTGGCCCGGAGCATACAGTCGGAAGCCGGCCGGACAGATATAGTGGGACGGCGTTCGGACCGTACGCGCATCTTCCGGAAAGGCGCCAGGTATTGCATGTGGACTACGGAAAAGAGCTTTCCCGTCAAGGGCAAGCGGGGACGCAGTAAGGAGCGTTACGGGCATTATGCCGCCATACACAATACCGATCCGAAGTTCGGGTTGTACACGGTAAACCAGTATTCCACGCGCCGTCCCGTACACCGGCAGTTCATCGGATTTTCACCGAAGACGGACGACTATATCGCCGCCCATTTTATAGATATGATTTTTAAAGGATTTCCACACCAGCCGTTATGATAAAAGACAAACACCCCGCACCACAGTCCGCACAACCGTCAACACCGGCGGAGAGCCTGCCTGAAGAAGTTTCCGCAAACCCTTTCGTGGAGATATACCGGGCCGTTAAGCGGGCTGTCCTGACCCTGCGGGAGAATCCGGACGACCCGTTGTCGCCGCCCCTGTTCAAAACCGTCGCCATCGACAACGGCCAGTTCGCCCGCATCGTCCGTGGCGACAACACGGAGTATGAAATCGCGTTCCCTGCCGTGTTCATCCACTTTATCAACGTGAGGTACCTGGTACAGCAGCAGCGTATCGGAGAAGGACGCGCCACCATGCGTGTGCGGTTTGTCCTGAATACACTCAACAATGCGGATGAAGACAAAGAGTGCGAGGCGTTTCTGGTCTTCCAGCGGCTCAATGTAGCCATACAGGATGCCAAGAACCATGAACCGGCGCTGAGCGAGCGGTGCAACCTGACCTACTTTGACATGCCGCTCTCCACCAATATGTTGCAGGCGTACTGGATAGACTACGAGGTATGGTTCAGGGAGTCCTCCGCATGGAAATACAGGGACTGGGTAAAAAGATATGTGGTCATGCCCCCGTTCACCCAGCACAGCGATGCACCGCAGCATGACAGCGGCGGGCACGGTTTCCATCCACGTCCGGAACATGACGAGGTATCCGGTTTTTCGGATACCGGACCGGAAAAATGAAATTCATATAGAGCATTTTCCCGCCCCTTGACCTTGAGACAAACAGTGCAATTAGTCTGCAATTCAAACAATTCGTTTATTGGGGAAGTAACCACTCTGTAGCTGGAATGACATTTATGGTGTAGCCATCCTCTTCAATTGTTTCATGCTCTTCAAAGGTTATAAGTGTTAGATTATTACACTTTAATTTCTTGGCAGCGTTCTTCAATCCTCTTATCTCTCTATTGCGTGTCTTTTCAGTGGAAATATCATACGATACCTGTATCAACTCCCGTACATTGCCGTCTTTCGCTATGACAAAATCAACCTGCGAGGATTCCTCCTTGTAATAAAACACATCGCAGAACAGAGGCTTATAGCGACGCAACAATTCAATACATACAACATTCTCCAGTTTCCAGCCAAGATTCTCCAATGAGAAGTTTTCTTCACGTTCTGTAACGAATGCCGTATCCACAACATATACTTTCTCGTTTCTCACACGCTCTTTGCTCTTGTATGAGAACCGGTTGATACCTATCAATAAAAATGCCTCCTTGAGGTATGAATAATAGTTCTCCGCCGTATGGTTTGATACTCCGAACAGTTCACCGACTGTCTTGGCAACAAACTCCTGACAGTAATTGTCGGCAAGATAGGCGGCGATTCTTCGCAGAGCCTCCACATTGCGGACCTTGAAGCGTTTTGCTATATCGTTTTTGATAATGGCATCCAATAATCCGTTTATATAGCCTCTTCTGTTGCTCTCGTTGAACAGTTCAGGGAATCCGCCTTGCTGAAGGTATTCGTGCAGGGCACTTTTACGAAAGCCTTTCGCTTTGGTTGACAGAGAGGTCATATCAATCCTCTTCATCTCGCTGTACTCCGAGAATGAGAACGGATAGAGTTCCACCTTATTGTTTCTTCCGGTCAGGTGTGTGCTCAATTCCTTACTGAGTAATTTAGAGTTAGAACCCGTAATAAACAGGTGCATCTTCTGGCGAAGCAATCTGTTGACAAACAACGGCCAGCCTTCTATATTCTGTATCTCATCAAGGAACAGATATTTGAAGTCACCGTATGTCATATATAATGCTTCGAGCAAACGGTCCAAGTCGTCTGCCTTCATATCCTTCATCCGGTCATCATCAAAATTCACATAAGCAAATTCGATCCCCTTTCGTTTAAGGAACATTTCGCATAGGGTGGATTTGCCACATCTTCTGACTCCTATTACCACCTGAGCCCGATTGCTCTTCGGATCAAGTTGTGATTCTTCAGGACGCGGGCACAGTTCCGAGTAATCATTCGCCAGCAACTCCTCACGCTGGTCTGCTACTATTGACAGTAGTGTATGTGTATTCATAATTCATTTTTATTATACTGCAAAAATAACTCTATTTCCATAAATACGAAATTTTTCCAAATATTATTTCCATAAATATGGGTATTATCGCATTTTTACTTCCATAAATAGTGGTGCAAAACCTTTTCTTTTCCCACCGCCTACTCTTGTTCAAATAACCCTTGCATATGGATATGAACACACTTCAATATGTCGTCGGAGAGGCGAAAGAAGGCCAGCCGGCTGTCATCCGTTTCTTCGGACGTGTGACGGAAGAGACGACCTCACGTTTCAATGACGAGTTCGACTTCCTGGAAAATATCGTCCGTCCCTCCTGTATCCGCGTGTTGATCAATTCGGAGGGCGGCAGTGTCCTTTACGGCATGTCCACCTATTCCACCATCGCCAATGCCACGGTGGATACGGAGTGTATCATCGAAGGGGTCGCTGCATCGATGGCCTCCATCATCTGGGCGGCAGGCAAGCGTTCTCTCATGCGTGATTATGCCATACTGATGATCCATAACCCGATGTTGCCGGACGATGACGGCGGGGAACCGTCGGACATGGTATTGGCTTTTACCAAACAGATCGAGACGATTTACCGGAAACGGTTCGGCCTGAAAGCGGAGCATGTACGGACCATCATGGACGGACAGGCCGGCAAGGACGGAACCTATTTCGACGCACAGGCTGCCGTCAAGGCCGGTATCATCCCTGCGGAGCATGTCATCCATACTTCGAAGCAGCTCTGCCGTAAAGTGCATGACCAGATAGAAGGATTGACCGATACGACCGCCATCCAGGAGTTGATGAGCCGTGTCAGCGCGGGAAATAAACCTTTCAACGGCATTGGACCTACTCTTACAGAAACGGAAAACGATATGGAAAACGAAAACAAGACACAGAGCATTGAGTACGGGGCGATTGCCGCCTCTCTGGGAATGAAGGACGGGGAGGTCAAGGACGTGATGGCACGTATCTCCGAACTGGCCGCGATAGAGCCCAAATACAGAGAAATACAGAAATCACTGAGCGACGCGCAGACCGTCATCGCCGGCAAGGATGCCGCCATCCGGAACTTGCAGAAAGACCTGGACACAGCGACGGCGCGCCTCTCCGCCTACGAGCAGAAAGAGAAGGACGAGCTGGCCTCCCGCATCGAGACACTGGTGGAGAACGCCATTGCCGAAGGCAAGATTGACCGTGAGGCGAAAACGCAGTGGGTGGAGATGGCCGGTTCCAACTTCGAGTTGGCGGAAAGCACGCTGGCTTCCATTCCCGCACGGGAGAAAATCTCGAAGGAAATCGCCGATGACCCTGCCAACATCCAGGCCACGGCGGAAGCGACAAAGACCGCCGAACAGCTGATGGCCGAGAAGGTGGCGGAAGTGGTCGGCGCGGATTTCAAGTTCCGAAAGCTCTGACAGGCCACCCGCGGGCAGACGCCCGATTTTAACTGACATGCCGGAGACCGCAGTGTCTCGCGCGGAAACAGCAGGTATCCGCCAGTCGGCCGAGTTTCATTCTTCAACGGAAAACTTAAAACGACAATGGCTGATACAGTAAACTTTCTTCAAAACGGGTATAGCGGCGAAGTGCTTGAGGACTTGCTGACCTATACCGTGCAGGGCAATGATACGGTCCGGGAGGGACTGATCCATATCAAGACGGGCATCCAGCACCGCTACACGCTTCCTGCCATCAAGCTGGGCAACATCATTCAGGACAATATGCCAACCCCGCAGCCCATCCACGGGGCCAAGGGCAGTGACGGCACGAACGAGTACCAGCTCACCGAACGTCACCTCGAACCGTCCGATTTTATGGTCTATCTCGAGTTTAACCCGAGGGACTACGAAAAATACTGGCGTTTCGCGCAACCGGAAGGCAATCTCGTGTTCCGAGAACTCGATCCGAAAATCCAGGCGACGATGCTCCGTCTCCTTATGGACAAGAAAAACGAGTATATCGGAAATGCCATCTGGACCTCCGCACGCGGAGGCGAGACGGCGGCCAAGATTACCGCACCGGAAGGCTGCACGAAAATCGGGGCCAACAAGGAGAAGTATTTTGACGGGGTCATCAAGCGCATCCTTGACAATGTGAACTCCACCGATGCCGAAGTGGTTGCCGGAGGGCAGTGTATCGTTTCGGGAACGACCGAGCTGACGGACGGGGCGGCGGTGGAAGCGGCACTCTATGCGATGTGGAAGAAATGTCCGAAGCAGATACGAAAGAAGACATCCTTGGCCTTTGTGGTCGGATGGGACGCTTGGGACGCGTATGACCAGTATATCTCGGACAAGCAGGTCAAGTACTCCGAGAACACCGAGGTCAACCGCTATCGCTTCAAGGGCAAGCGCGTCATCCCGATCGTGGGAATCCCCGAACACACGATGGTGCTCGGCGAGTTCTCCACCGGCATGGACTCCAACCTGTGGATGGGAGTGGATTACGCGAACGATACGGACATCCTGAAAATCGACCGTCTGCAGGCCAACTCCGAGCTGTTCTTTTTTCAGATGCGCATGAAAATGGACGTGAACATCGTCCGTCCGGCGGAGATCGTGGTGCATACCGCCTACAAGAAGAGCGAATAACACACCTTTCTTCATTCACAATATCCACCCGGGGAGCGGAGGCAAGGCCCCGTTCCCCATTTTCATTCTACTGTTATGGCAAAGAAAATCAACACGGAGGAGACTCCGCAGACAGACAACAATAACATTCCTGCACCGGAGACCCGGACGGTGGACGTTCCGGAATCGGTATCGGAAAACCACGGGACAGGCGGCGAGGCTGAAGACAGGCAGCCGGTCAAGACCGGGAAGAAAGAGGATACAGAGACGGAGGAGACGACGGAACCTCACATCCTGGCCCTGCTGAAAAAGTTCCCGGCATATCCGTCGCTGTACATCGACACGCACGGGGGAACCTATGCGCCGGACACGGCCGCCGCCATCAGGGGCAAGGCCATCCTCTACAGGAATCCTTTCTACAACGAACTTAAAAAGAAATCATAATGGCACTCGGTAATGTATTTATCAAGGATGTGGACGGCAATATCCCTTACGACACCGGCTCGTCGGGCGAGAAGGTGACGGGACTGCTGTTCGACGTGTCCCTCCAACCGACGCTTTTCACGGAGGGGTACGGTAAAACCAATGAGACCAAGCTCAAGTCCGGCGATGTCTGCTACATCACCTCGTTCAAGTCCGCCGTGAACGATTTCGGCATTATCGAACGTGTGGAGGCAACCGACGAGGAAGAGATGAATGTCAATTTCCTGCATGGCATTCCGGCATACCATATCCGTGAATTTTTCCGCATGTCCGGCAATCCGGGCGGTTCGGGGAAACTCTACGTGATGTTCGCGGACTGTTCGGCAAACTGGAATGCGCTGGAAATCATGCAGCGTGCAGCCGGGGGCATGATCAACCAGATAGGCATATGGACGGAGCAGCCGCTGTGGAAGGCTAACGGAGTATCGGGGCAGTACAGCCTCAATCTGGTAAAGGGACTTAATGATGTGGCCGTGGGGCTTGCGGAACAGAATCAGCCGCTCTCGCTCATCCTTTCCGCCAATCCTTCCAATACGGGGGCGGATACGACCGAGGGACGTCAGATTGACCTGAATAAAATACCTTCATGTATCTGTGAATCAAGCCGTGTCAGCTGTATATTCGGCCAGGCGCATCACGAAAGGATCTCCACGATGCAGATGTGCAACAGGAACCATACGCCCGTGGGATTTCTGGGAGCGGTTATGGGAGCCATAGCAAAGGCCAACGTGCATGAATCCATCGCGTGGGTCAAGCAGTTCAATCTCTTCGCGGACGATTTCCAGGAAATAGAACTGGGGTTCGGGGATATCAACCTCGACGAGGCGGAAGAGAACTTCCTCAGTCTGAACCGGTACGAGTCGCTCTCCCCGTCACTGCTGGACGAACTCGACGACAAGGGGTATATTTTTCCCATCAAGTATGCCGGCCGCGAGAACGGGATCTACATCTCGAAAGACCAGACATGCTCACATGGGGATTTCCGTACCATTGCACGGAACCGCACTATCAACAAGAGCCGCCGAGCCGTGCGCGCCGCACTGTTGCCGTATGTAAATTCCCCGCTGATGGTCAATCCTTCAACCGGGTTTCTCGCCCCGTCGAAGATTACGGCATTCAAAACACTCATTGGGGATATACTGGCCAAGATGCAGGCGGCGCAGGAGATTTCAGGCTATGCCGTGACCATCGATCCTAACCAGAACGTGTTGGTGGACGATACGCTGCGCATCTCCTATGTCCTTGTCCCGGTGGGCGTGGCCGTGAAGATTTATGTCGAGGAAGGACTGTCATTAACCGCTAACAAATCATAGCATATGGCAATAATCAACAATGTAGCATACTCGTGGTCGATGATAACCCTGTCATCGACCGCCCTGGGAATCGATGAGGGTTCCACGACTCTTGAAGGCGTGTCGGCCATCAAATGGTCGAAGAAGCGCAAGGTCGAAAGTAATTACGGCATGGGTGGCCGGCCGGTGTCGAGGGGCTTCGGGAACATTACCTATACGGCGAGCATCACGATGGACTATGCCACGCAGCAGCTGTTGCGTTCGGTGTACGGTTCGCTGCTCGAAATCGGAGAGTTCGACCTGATCATCAGCTTTGCCAACCCGATGGCCGGCGAGGACTGGACGACGACGACCGTAACGCTCAAAGGTTGCATCTTCACGGAGGATTGTCTCGAGTCACAGCAGGATGATACCAATATCACCCATGAATTCGACCTCAACCCGTTCGATATCCAAATCGGCTCGGGGGATACAATCTAAGCTGTCATGGATGTAACTTTCGAGGGGAAATCTTCTACCGGAAAGAACGAATGGCTCACGCCTCCCTGCCTGCTTCGGAGGCTGGGTCCGTTCGATCTGGATCCGTGTTCACCCGTAAACCGCCCATGGGATACGGCGCGACATCACTATACCATTGAGGACGACGGGCTGCAACAGCCCTGGTTCGGACGAGTCTTCTGCAATCCTCCCTATGATACTGCACTGATTGTCCGGTTTATCCGCAGGTGTGTCGAACACAGGAATGCCGTCGCGCTCACTTTTGCCCGCACGGACACACGCCTGTTCCACGAACTGATATTCCCAAACGCCGATTCAATACTCTTTATCAAGGGACGACTCAGTTTTTACCATGTCACTGGGGAACAGGGAGGTACGGCCGGGGCGCCGTCATGCCTGATAGCCTTCAACAAAGAAAATACCGCAGTTCTGGAAACATGCGGTATCGACGGGAAGTTGGTGAAGCCGTAATACTCACCATATGAAAATTCTTGCGGTTAAAATCATGTAATTTTCAATAAAAGCAGTAAATATCGCACCAATACTATTTTGTTCAGCATAAAGCACCTTGCTAGACGCTCTCTCAAATCGCACTTGTGCGATTCTCTTATTGTTTTATATACAAGTATATCATATGGGCTTTTAAGTCCTTGATAAATAAATGTTAATTGATTTGCACATCTATATTTGTATAAGATTTTGCAAGTTTACCAATACTCGATGGTTCGTTTCTCTGTATATTCTTCTGGAGCAGTATATTCATCGCCGATATAGTTCCCATTGTCATCATACTTATCATATTCGGTGGTGTAGCTTACCTTCCGCTCTATCCAATTCTTATGTTTGTCGA